TATCGATACCAGTTAGGATTGATAGCTGGTGCGGGGATAGCTGCTATAACTAAATCGGTGTTCAGTGCTGGTGATGCCAGGGAAACAGTAAATAAATTCAATGTTGTATTTGGTGAGGTGTCTGATCAGACGAAAGATTGGGCTGATAAATATTCAAATCAGATTGGGCGTTCAAAATATGCGACAATGGACTGGCTCAACAGCTTTCAAGATGTTCTGGTACCAATGGGACTTGCCAGAGATGAAGCAGCTGCACTTTCCAAAGATATGGTTACTTTAGCAGCTGACTTAGGTTCCTTCAACAATGTTGGTACAGCAGAAGCGGCCAGAGGAATGCAGTCAGCTTTAGTTGGAAACCACGAAGCGGTTAGAATGTTAGGTGCTCAGCTCAATGAAGAGAATCTTAATGCTAGAGCTGCAGCAATGGGTTTTAAGGAAAACTTTGCTCAACTAGACAGCTTATCGAAAATGCAAATTAGATACCAAGAAATAATTGCTCAATCTCAAGATTCAATAGGCGATGCAACAAGGACTGCAATGGAATGGAATAATCAGGTTCAGAGATTCAAGGGAACTATTCGAGATGTTTCAATCGCAATGGGTTTTAATTTCATACCGAGATTTACAGAGGGACTAATAGTAGTTAATGATTTTTTAGATAGAATAGAACAGAGCGAGAAGCTTACGGCAGCAGCTAGATTCTTTACTATCGGTGTTGCAATTACAGGAATAGCTGCAGCAATCGGAATGGTGAGCTCTGCGTGGCCTATGATAGGGGCAATATTCAGCATTCAGGGTTTTGCTATAGCTGGTGCAGTAACAGGCCTAGTTCTATTGCTGGAAGACTTGTGGGTTGGTCTTAACGGAGGTGAAGCAGTATTAAATCCACTGATAGACTTCACCAAAGAATATAAAAATGAGGTATTGGCTGTAGCTGGAGTAATAACGGCATTTTTTGCACCTGCAATATATTCTACAGCAATGCCAGCAGTCGGAGCGTTCGCTACAAGTTTATTTGTAAAGGGTAAAATAGCCTTAACCTCCTTTGCAAGTGGAATTTGGACTGCTATAACGGCCTCATTCGCTTTTTGGAAGGCTTTAATTACTAAAGCTGTTGTTGGTGTGGCAAGTTTTGCTACTTCGGTAGCTGGGGCTGCCTGGACTGCAGCAACTACCTTTGTTGGAGCAATAGGTTCAGCGATTACGGCAACATTATCATTTACAGCTGCACTGTTGGCTAACCCTATAACTTGGGTAGTGATAGGGATTGCTGCTTTAGGTGCTGCACTCTATACTTTGTATAAAAATTGGGATACAGTGAGTGAATTTCTAACCAATACCTGGAATTCGTTTATTGATACTCTTTCAGCTGGTGTCAGCTGGATAAAAGAGAAATTTATTAACCTGCTGCCTGATGTTGACATGCCGAGCCTACCAGATATAGCTGCTGGAATAAAGAATAAATTTAATGAGGCTGTTCAATGGATAAAAGAGAATCCGCTGACAGTAGTTAGATTCTTAGTTCCTGCAGTCAATCTCCCAGATATAATAAATAAGATTTACGAGGCTGGAAGGCAATTCATAAAGGACAAAACAGGGTTAGAACTGCCTGCCTTAAAACTACCTACACTGCCTGATTTGGTGGGAGCAGTCAAAGGGGTTTGGAATAAGGGTAAAGAGTTTGTGGCTGGCCTGAATCCTTTTAAATTTCCTGATATACCTGATTTACCTGATCCAATAGCAAAGATTGATGAGTGGTCAGCTAGAATAAAAAGTAAATTAAGCAATATAGATTTTGGATCTGCTTTAAAGACTGCTATTGAAAATGCTATGGATAAACTGCCAGGCTGGATGCAGGGAATGGCTAAGAAAGTAATGGACTATCTGCCTCAATCACCCGCGAAAGTGGGACCATTGAGCCAGTTAGACAGGGTAGGACCAGGACTCACTCAAACCATTGGAAAAGGTGTCGATAAGTCCAGAGAGCAAGTTACTGGACCATTAAGCAGCATGTGGAATGAGTCAATGATTGCTGAGCCTAAAACTATTGTTAAAGATTATAACCCGATGACAGGTATATCTGACAGTGGTTTTGGAAATAGTAAGTCTGTAACCACGAATAATTATAATAACAGCAATTCTCAGCAGCAAAGGTCAGTGAAAAAAGTGGATAAGATTGAAATTATTGTTCAGGACTCTGGGGATAGCAAGCAGACTGCTATTGATGTCAGAAAAGAAATTGAAAAATATTTTGACGGAGAGGCCACGGCATCTTTAGCCAGTAGTTAAAAGAAAATCGCGAGGGGAGAAATCCCCTCTTTTTACTGATAGATAGCATAAATCTTAAATAAAAAGAGATGTGATTATATGCAGGAGGAACTGACAAATCATGCAGATGTGGCTGACCATTTAAAATGCTATTTTAGTGGTGAGTTGGAAAAATCAATTAGACGGCTTAAGAGGCTGGTTGAAAGGGAATTCCCTGAGGACTATTATTGCACGGTAAACGCTGTTAATCTGACACCTGGGAGGTCAAGTAATAGCACTGGTCATGCTGATTTTACGGCTTCAAGGGCAATTCATTTGGCTGATATTAGATTAACCAGGAAAAGAATTTATAAAAAGCATGTTGAACTGAGAGAAGGTATTAAAAAACAGCTGGAAAAGTATGATCAGGAAGTCATTGACCTATTAAAAGCCGATTTAGGACTTATTCAGGCCACTAAAACAGAGATAGTGAGTGCAGCAAGTTTTGGTTACAGCAAATCAAGAGTGATATTAAGTCAGGTTTTAAAAGAATTAAGCACTGTAATTAGGAGGATTTTTGATGAATGCGATTGAAATCTTAGAAAATTACACAGATTTAAAGACAAAAAAAGAGCTTTTAGAATGCCAGGGGAAAGATAATTCAGAGCTGGAGGCTCAAATTAAATCTTATAACATAATTAAAAATTCATTATCTGAGAGAAAACAGAAAGTTTTGGAGCTGTATTTTGAGAAAGAGCACGAATATTATCGAATAGCAAGTGAAATTGGTTATAGTGTCAGCACTGTAAAAAGGGATATTAACGCAATCAAGTCAGAATTCAAGAAATATTTGGACTGAGAGAGGTCAGAGAAATAAAAAGTATGTAGATTTACCCATCTTAGAAAAACTTTTGCCTTGTAGAGCCTCTGTAATAGCAGAGAATAACAGGCATTAAAGCATTTTAAGCATAGGGTGTTATATTGCCCTTTAAAATAAATATGGTCATAATAATAACTACCCTCTTACTGGTGTCCGAATAAAAATCGGGCACTTTACTTGTTTATGAAGGAATTACAGGTATTATTGACTAATAATAAGCATAAGAAGTAAAAGGAGGGTTAAAAATGGAAGAATTAACTATCAAGGCAGCTGCTGAATACTATGGAAAAAGTGAGTCCTGGATAAGAAAAAGAATACTTTCAGGCGAATTGGAGGCAGAAAAAAGACCTTTTCAGTATGGAGAAAGATGGATCACAACAGAAAAAGCACTGGACGATCTAGCAGAGAGACTGAATGAGCAGGCAAAAATGCAAAAAGACTCAGTGAACATCAGAGAAGTTTCAAAGCCAATAGGAAAAGAGCAATTTATCAATGAACTTATTGAGGCCACTGAGTCGAAAAATAAAGAAATGATAGATGATGCAGTTAATAAAGTAAGTGAGCAGTTTAAGCAGCAAAACAAACAGCTGCAGCAACAAAACGAGTTGATCAATAAACTATATGAGAAATTGGACCGAGTGGAGAAAAAGCAGGATAGAAGTTTAATCGACAAAATAAAACATTTTTTTAAGTGATTCGTTATTCTGGCCACAGATAGCGGTAGCTGATTAATAATTCTACCTGAGGCAGTAAAAAGTTAATCTAAACTTTTCTGCCTATGCTCATTTTATAATTTTTAGCTGCAGGAAAGAATCGATTAATATTTACTTGAATTCTATTTCAGGGTGGAAAAATACTTTTCATTGTTATAAATTAGAAATAGTTAGTAAAAAGAGGTTATTTAAGGTAAAATTAGGTTATAAAAAATAAACTAAAATCGGCTTAAAAGTGCTATGAACCTATGATATGAAAGGGATTACAGCACTTTTGCAATAATTTCGGAAAATGATTCTTTTACGAAGTTTTTTACTCTAAGTTACACAATAAGTATATATAATTACTTTAGAAGAAACAAAGCGAAACAAAAAGTTTATAATATTACTTGATATTACACAAAACTACTGATATAATGATTTTAAATTAAATATTGGAGGTGTAAACATGGAAGTTTTTTCAGCCGAGGAAGCAGCCGAAATTCTCAAAGTCAGTAAGAGAACTGTTTATAATGAAATAAAAAGAGGGAATTTAAAAGCGAAAAAAGTCGGCAATAGATACAGAATCCTTAAATCAGAGATTGAAAATTATATGAGAGATACTGAAAATAATTAATTTTTTAGATGTCTATAACATTATATTTTTGGCCAGCAAAATTAAATACTGACATTTCAAAAGAATAAATTGCACCTATATAGCCAAACAGGGTAAATAGGTAGATATTGAGCTCTACATGGTAGATATGGAGCTTGAAACCCCCTCCAGGTTGAATTTAAGATACCCTTTTTCTGTTTTAAAGGTACTCAAACATTAAATAAACCACTTATTTTTTTGTTCTGACAAATTTATAATCTGATTCTATTTCAAAACATAAATTTTAGGAGGCTGCTGGGCTGCTTTGCCCAGGAGAAAGAAGTGCAGCAGCCGAAAGACAAATAAAAGAATCGCCCAAACCCCACCCGAAAATACTGGAAGTGAAATCGGGTTCACACTCAAAAAATAATTAAGGAGGATTAAGATGAGCAGAAAAATCGGTCGAACTAAAGAAAACGAATTAATAAAAGTTTATTCTGCAGCTGAAAAATATGTTGTTGATATTGATGAGGTAACTATCGGCCAGTTTGATACACCAGGAGAAGCCGAGGAAGTGGCAAAAGTCGAAATGCTAAGGAGCTACGGCCTTGATTATGAACAGGCCAGAGAAATTGTCGGCTCAAATATAATTATCAGCTATAACTTTCTGAAAGACTGGAAAGAAAAGACTGATCAGAAAGTTGAGATAGTCCAAGAGGGCAACAAGTGGGTAACTAAAATAAACGGTGCTCCCAGAGGTGAATCCGATACCAAAGAAGATGCTGAAAGAACTGCTGATTTTATTCTTGTATCAAAACAGCACCCAAAATGGACTGTGCAGCAGTGTTGGGATTATGTAGATCAGGAAAGAGGGAGCTGAAAGGAGGTGAGAATTTGCTGAAACAAACTTATTATTTACAGCTTTTAGTAACAGCTGTTGAAAATGTAGTTGATGCCTATGATATTGTCGAGGAGCCAGACTTTAATAGTGATATACAGCGAGAAATTCAAAAAATCGCAATGAAAACTGGTGAATCAGTCTTATTTGAGACAGAAATTAATGCTGAACTAATGAGCCTGAATTACAAGCTGGGTCATTTAAACAGAGTTGAGAGTATAATTAATGATATGAAAGAGGAAATTGAAGGGAAAAGGACCGAACTCATTGATGAGCTGAATCTTGACATTGAAAAGGAGGTGAGAAATGCTAAGAATAAAAAGTAGAATTCATGACAGAAAAACTGGTGAGATAATTAGTGAGGAAATTACAGACGAAGTTCCAGACATCACTTTAGAAGAACTCAATCGGCCACTGGCTGAAATAATCTATAACAGGATCAAGGAAAAGAGAAAAAATAAAAATTAAAGGTGGGATTTTAAGTTGGATATTATTGAAGTAGAAGAAGTGCCAAATTATGAAGCAATACTTTACAGAACTGATAAAGGACATAAATATTTAGCATTTAATGCAGATTTAGAAGATTCAAGAAAAGATGAGATTAAGGAAGAAGCTAGAGAACTTGAATATAAAGTTTGGTTTAACAAGAATATATTAAAAAACGACTAAATATGACATAAAAAGACATTAAACTAAAAGGAGAGATGTAAAATGTTATTAATTCAATTCGCTGATCTGGAAGGTATTGAGGGATATTACACCAATCTAGGGCAGGAAAGATTAACTTTAGACAACAGCATTTCAGCTGAAAGAGCAATGAAAATAGTCAAAAAAATAGAAAAAGACAGACCAACTCATAGTCAGCCTGTCTGCTGTGCTTAATACTGCAATTGTGATTTTAACACAACTCTTGGGCGAGTTTTGTGCAGTAAAAGCAACAATTTAAAACTTCTTTTAAACATTATATCACATTCAGAGCTCCAGTGTAAAAGCTGGGGCTTTTCAATATGCTGCAAAAAAATATTTTGTACAAAATTTTAGATATGATAAAATAAGTTTAATATTTGACATTCAGGTTAAAACCTCCGACACAACAACTATCTTAGGGAGGTGGAAAGCGTGAATCAGAAACAGATTAGAAATTTTTTGAGGAACAGGAAAGAGAAACTTCGAAGAAGAAAGCAGAATTTTAACAGTGCAGTAGAATTATTTGAAATAGATATTTGCATTCTTGAAATAGAAAAAATATTATACTTTATGGACCATGGAATTAAACCAGAAATTGCCGAAGATGCCCGAGAAACAGCTATTGTCAATCAGTTTATTAAGAAAGATGATAAATCGATTGCTGAAATTGAAAAAATAAATAATAGCAGATCATAAAAAAACACCCCAGCAGGACACTATGTCTGTTGGGGCTTTTGTATTGCATTAATTATGTGAATATTATATACTTATCAGCAGAAAGTAAAAAAATTACATATAGAAAGACGAAAGACAGCTGCATCTGACGACCCTCCTACAAGCCCAGATAAAAGCTGCCTCTTTCACTTCTAACATTCCACCTCTCAAAGCGATTGTTAGAAGCATAAAAAATATAAATTTGTTAGCTAATGTTTTTAGCAACATTCTGTATTCTTATATTATCACAACAAGTGATAGATGTTCAATCTTTTTGAACAAATTTCATTAAAAAGTTTACAGAAAGTGCACTAAAAGTTACAAAATGTGCGATTAAATCAACAAATTTATTGAAAAAGTGAATACTAATAAATAATCAGGCTTGGGAGGGGTCAAAACTCTTTCAAGCCTTTTTTAATTTGCTCTATAAATACAAAAAACCCCGTCATTTAGGGGATAGTTTAACTAAAAAAATATTAAAATTTAAAAGGAGAGTGTAAATTTATGAGTGGTAAAAAAGAAAAAAGACTGCTGGACCAACAGCAGCCAAACGACAGTAATAATATTATATCAGATAAAGAGAGATTCTTAAATACTTTATTCAAAAATTTATCAGGATTTATCGAAATTAGAGAAATAAAAGACGGCAAATCAAATCAAAAGTTCTTTCAAAATGTTGATGATCTGATGGAATATGAACCTCCAACTGATAAAAATATTTATTTCGGTGTTATGACCAGGAGCAGAAAGCGTGGAAGAATTGAGGACACTAGAAAGACTAATGTTCTCTGGTTTGATTTTGATGATGTAGCAAGTTATGCAGAGATTGAGTATATTTTAAATATGAGGAACCTGCCAGAGCCTTCAATAATCGTAAACAGCGGTCATGGGTATCACCTATATTATTTACTGGATAAGCCAGCAGGTGCAGAAATAAAAGCAGTTTTAAATAAATTCATTAAGATTACTGGTGCAGATAGTCGAGCTGCAGACTTAGCCAGAATAATGAGGCTGCCTGATACTATGAATGTCAAAGAGGACCCAGTCGAATGCAAATTAATGACAATCAGCAAAAATAAATATAACTTAAATGAGATTGCAGATTTATTAGGGGTAGAAGTAAAAGAACCACCTGAAAAAGGCCAGATACGGCCAGAAAAGGTTGCAGAGGTATTAGGGATTGACTACAAGGGTATTAAATCGCAGATAGATAAACCCTGCATTAAATCAATTCTTGACGGCGTGCCAAAGGGAGAGAGGAACTGGCTTCTTGGCCGTTTAACTAGACATTTAAAAGACGATTTGGCTATCAGCAAAATGAGAGCTGAAAAAGTAGTCAGAGTATGGAATTTAAAATGTGAGCCTTCTCAAATCGAGACTGAAGTTTTATCAAGTTTCAATTCATACTGGAATAATGATAATTTAAATTTGCAGGGCTGCAAGATATTAGACAGCACAGGTGATCTGATTCTTGATAAGCAGCAAATATTAAATAAATACTGTAACAAAGGGAAGTGCAGCTTAACCGAGAACTTCGAACTTGCCGAAATAGAAGGGGAGAGCCTTATTAAATTTAACAATCGACTGTTGAATAAAATTAAAAGTATGAGTGTATATTCTTTAATTATATACGGAGTATTGAGCATGCACGAAGAGGGTTTAACTAAAAGAAATGCTGCTAAAATTATCGGAATAACTAAAAAAACATTCAAAAAGCACACTACCCAGCTGATAAAATTAGGTTTTATTAATGTCAGAAAAGGTATAAGGCAGCGTGGGACCTCTGATTTGTATTATTTGAGGCAGCAGGGAACATTCAATCTTGGTAGAACCAGTATTAGTTATGCAGCAATCAGGCTTTTAAATGCTGAATTAAGGCAAGGATACATAAGACCAGCTGAAATTAAAGTGTACATGCTCTTAAGATATTTCGAATATCAAAGTAAGACTGGGGAAGTTTATCCAGCTACAACCACCCTGGCAGAAAAATTAGGGACCAGCAGACCCCGTCTGAGTTATTCAATCAATAGATTAGAAGAAAGAGACTTTATAAAAATAGACAGAGAAAAAAGACGATCTAACACTTATATTTTTAAAGTTAGATAGAAAAAATTAGGCCTGCCCTGACGGGTGGGTCTTTAGCTATAAGTGCATATTTGATACATGTAGATAGAAAATTTTAGGCTTGTTCTGTCGGGCACCTCTTAAGCTATAAGCGTAAATCTGATACATGTAGATAGAAAATTTTAAGACTGCTATGACGGGGCTCCCTTGGGCTATAAGCGTAAATCTGATACATAAAGACTTTAAAAGGTTTATATATGAATATAGAACTTAAAGAATTAAAGGTATTAGAGAATAAATAAAGTGAATTGGTGAGGAAATAATTAGCTGATGAGTTGAGGTAAAACTTTTTAAAAAAGTTAGCTGTCAACAAAATAATATAAAAGTGTGCTGCTAAAATAATCGAGGTGAAAAAATGATTGTCAAAATAATAGTTTGTGCTTCAGAAAAGTATTATTCAGTGCTGCTTACAGCTGGTGATCATCAGAAAAAGTTAAAAGGACCAATGAAAGAAGCTGCAGAATTGGAAAATGTGCTCAGGTCAACTATAAAAGCAATTAAAATGCTCAAGTATCCAGTCGATATTGAGTTGGTAACCGACTATGAGGTATTCAACCAGGTATTTGACTTAGGACGGCCAGAAATACAGAATAAGCAGTCTGTGCAGGATAATTTGGAGCTCTGGCAGGAATTAATTCACCTGATCAAGCAGCATAACAGTTTCAACCACAGATTAAAAGACAGTAATCGACAGGATTTGACAGAGTATGATAAATTATATCGAGATTGTTTGTATAGAAGGTGAGGCTCTCAAAGGCTCATATTTGAGATTTTAGAGGGGGTTAACCAGAAAGGGTATAAATCCTTACTGAAATAGATTGAGCGAGAAAATGGTGCAGAATTTAATTAATTTAGGCTAATTTTAGGTGATAGCCTTACAAAATAAAAGTTTTATCGTATATTTAAGTAGAGGGAGATAAAAAAATATTAATTTTCCCTAACAAATACCAGGTAAAAGCTGTATATATTATTGAGAAGAGTTTTGTTTCAAAGGGAATTATGTTAAAATAATCCCTGTAAAAAGAAAAAAACTGCCTCCGTGGGCAGTTTTAAATACCTGTCATCATACAGCCCTAAAAGAAAGGAGGTGATGACTTATGAACATTAACATCAATGTTCGCTTGACCTTAAAGGTCAGCGTTACCGTTATTGGTGTTCTGTTCTTTGTGTTTAGAGTAATTCTCTAAACCAGGTTCCCTCAGATAAGCTGGTACCTTGTCTGGGGGTTTTTCTATGTCTTTTTCTAAGGTAAGTGTAAATTATTTTGTACAAATTGTCAACATTTTTTGATAAAAAGTAAAGCTTTTGACCTACTCAGGACCAATGGGTCAGAGAGATGATCAGTGAGTCAATCCCTCCTGTTAATCCTTCAAATTCTCAGCTTCTTTTATTGATATGTCGAGCCTCTCAGCTACTTCCTCCACAGTTTTTCTGCCGTCATTTAAATATTTTTTCCATCTGCTTTTAAGAGAATGATAATTTGTTGCACAGTTAGTAGTTTCGCAGAATTTTCTTTCCCTTCCACTGGTGTTCTCAACTGGGAACCAATCTCCACAATCTGGGTGATTACACTTTTTGAACTTTTTATTCCCTGTTATATCCTCAAAAAACTGCATATAAGCTACTGATAGCAAGGTTTTTGACTTATTAGCTGGCAGCAAACTACTATTTTTTATTACTAAGTGAGGGTTAGTCAAGCTAAGGTGCTTATTTATATTAGCAGCAAGCATTTCTTTGGCTCTATCAACCGTTACTGCTTTACCGTTATTTTCAGTTAGTATATTTTTGATATACCAGGCTTTTGTATTATTCAAGTCAGGCAGCTCATTTTCCTGCAAACTTCCCCAGATTTCAACCCAACCCTGCAATTCTTCTACTGCTAATTTAAACATTTCGTAACTCTGGAAAGCATCACTATTAAGCCCTATATATTTTCTTTTTGGATAACATTCATCAAATGAAATAACTTTTATTGGGTGAAAATCTGCTCCTAAAGACCCATATTTATTGCAGAATTCTATGATCTCATTATCATTATCGAGGTTCAATTTATTTAAATTAAGATAGAATTTATTCTCAACATTCATTCCCTCATTATACGGATTATAGCCCTCCTTGCCACCATACCAGTGCTTTTTAATCTTTTCAGGTGAAGCAATAAAGAGACTTTCATCAGTCAGGTTATTGTAATCTTTATTGACACTCTCCACAAAGCTTTCCTTCAGCTTTTCTACTTCTTCAGAGATACTGGAAACTTTTTTAATCTGATCTACTTCCCAGTCTGGTAGCTGGTTATTGTAATAATCGACCAGGTATTTATGATACAGCTGCTTGATCTTCTTAAACTTTAAAATTTTATAAGGACCAAAATTATTGCTATCAATTCTGTTAATATCGACATTTTCTCCCTTAAATTGCTTTGTATAAGACATATTAATACCCCTTTTTTATCAGAATGACATAAACAATGACACTTTCAAACCTGTTTTTAATGTCATTTTTATTATAGACTATAAGTAGAGCAGTTGCAATAGCTGAAAGAAAAAAATGATTTTATCTTTTAAAAAAGTGGAGGTGGATTTGGTGAATAGAGTTAGAGAATTTAGAAAGAAAAAAGGTTTAACACAGCTTGATTTGGCAGATATAACAGAGATTTATCAAAATGACATTAGCCAAATTGAGACGGGAGGGAGAAAAGTTTTTCCAGGTTGGAGGAAAAGATTATCTGAGGCTCTGGAAGTGGAGGAAGAAATTCTTTTTCCTGATGAAGACGAGTTGAAATGAAGTTCAGCAGTTTAAACGCTCATATTTGCTCAGTTAAGCAGTTGGCAGTTAAGAGGTGTAAAAATACCTGTAATAAATCAAAGTCTGTAGATGGTGCAGAAATGAAAGGAGAATGACCGAATATGCTCAAGGCTAAAGGCTCAAAGAGGGAAAGACCAGTTAGCAGTAGCCCGACATTATATTTTGGAATTGATGTCAGTCAGCTAAGCTTTAAAGAATTCAGAGCTGTTAGTTCAGAAGTCAGAACGATTATTGAGGATTCAATCGAGAAAGTAGAGAAAGAAAATTACTTTGCTCCCCGTAAATTGTCATTTTTGAAGTGGTTGCAAATCAAAATGGTAGGGAATGATCAGGAGAGAATGATTGAATCGCATAAATTAGCAGCTGATAAGTTAGGCAGTCTATTTGAAAGAAGTTTTATTTTACAGGAAATACTGTCAGAACAGCAATTAGAGACATTAATCAGCGAGGTAAAGGCTTACTGGATTAAAAAAGGGATTGAAGAAATCAAAAAAACTTATCCAGGCAGAATGAAAATATTTTAGGAGATGATTGATTATGCAGCACAAAATAAAAAAAAGCCAGCCTGTTGGAAGCAGACCTGGCAAAGAGAAAATAAATCATTTCATTAACCTAATTATACCAGATAATCACCGATATAGCAAGGTTAGGGGTGATTAAATGGGTTGGGTTAAACTGCACAGAGATATCTTAAATCACTGGGCTTATGATGATCCTGAAAAGCTAAAGGTCTGGATTACATTAATCGCCAAAGCTACTCATAAAAAGCATACTCAAAATGTTGGTTATGAGTTAGCAAAGCTGGAGCCAGGACAGCTGGTGTTTGGCTTGATTAAGTTTTCTAAGTTAATTGATATATCTAAATCAAAATTATACAGGATAATTAAGCTGCTGGAAAAAGACGAAATGATTGATTATGATACGGAAACCCACAAAGGAAACTTCTCTATAATTACTATTAAAAATTGGGATAAATATCAACATGGGAAGGTGTCAAGCCCTACAGAACAGGGAGAACAAGAGGATAGTGAAAAGGAAGTGAAACGGGAGCGAAACGGCAGTGAAACGGCAGTGGAAACGAACAAGAATGTAAAGAACTTAAAGAATAAAGATCTATATAAATACGCAGATGAAATTCAGGCTGTACACAAACATTGGATTGAATTGCTTGAGGACATTAACGCAGCTAACTTAACTAAAAAGCAGCAAAGGACTATTCTCACTAAACTAAAAAAATGGTCAGTTGAGGAAATCAAGCAGGCTATTTCAAATTATAACGAGGTTTACCGATCTGATTACTACTATAGCCACAATTTCACAATGTTTAAATTTATTAAGCAGGGAAACGGAGCTCCGAGGTTTTTACCTGGACTAGATGAAAAGCATGATGGGGATGTCTGGAAAGATTATTCAAAAAATAGAGGGGTTCCAAAAAGTAAACTACCACCAGACGAGTACATTTAGGAGGTTAAGCAATGGATCCACGGGAATTAGCTGATTTATATTTAGGAGAATATAAGGACAAAGGGAATGAAATCAATGCTAAGAACTGCCCTTTTTGTGGACCGAATCCAAAGAGGGATAATCAATATAAATTTTTTATGAACAAGGAAACTGGAGCCTATAAGTGCTACAGAGAGAATCATTGTGGAGCCGAGGGTGGATTTAAAGATTTATTAGAGCACTTCGGGGAAGAGGATTATGACAATTATTATAAACCGAAAAAGAAAAAATATAAAAAGCCTAAAGTTTCAAATACTACCGAGGTAAAAGGGAAGGTTGCTGAGTATTTAAAAAAGCGTGGAATCAGCGAAAAGACTTGGAACAACAAATATCTTGAAGCTAAAAATGGTCGAATAGTTTTTAAATATTTTAAGAATGATGAACTGGTATTAGTAAAATATCGGTCAGCTGATAAAAAGAAAAAATACAGTGCTGAACCAGGAGGAAAACCAGTTCTTTGGGGAATAGATGAGGTTGATCCTAATGAAAGTGTGATTATTACAGAGGGTGAATTCGATAAATTAGCAATTGAGGAATGTGGAATCGACAATGTTGTCAGTGTGCCAATGGGTTCCAATAATCTAAAGTGGATAGAGCACGACTGGTCAGTCCTGGAGAAGGTCAAAGAGTTTATTATTTGGCCAGATAATGATGAAGCAGGAATGAAAATGAAAAATGAAGTAGTCAACAGGCTGGGAAAGCACAGGTGTAAAGTAGTTAAGTCGGAAATGAAAGATGCTAATCTCTTAATGTTCAAAAAAGGGAAGCAGGCAATCTACAATGCCTTAGATAATGCAGAGTTTGAGCCGATTGACAATGTAATTAGAATGGCAGATGTCGAGCCCCTTAAATTAAATCAGATAGACAGCTGTCCTTCCAGTGTTCCAGCACTCAACAGGGTTCTTGGTGGTTTTATGATGGGATATATCACGGTCTGGACTGGTAAGAATTCAAGTGGTAAATCCACGCTGCTAAATCAAGAAATACTGGAGGCAATAGATCAGGGTTACGGTGTCGGATTGTATTCAGGAGAATTAAATGCCGATTTAGTTCAAAAGTGGATAGCATATCAGGCAGCAGGACCTCAAAATTTAGAATATGAATATCATGATCTAAAAAAAGAGGAAATGCCCGAGGTTCCAGATGATGTAATGGAAAAAATCAGAAAATGGTATGGTGATAATTTCTTTTACTATGACCTCAATTCCAGCACTAAGCCAAAGAAAATATTAAATACTTTTGAGAATTTATATAAGCAATATGGGACTAAAATTTTTGTAATAGATAACATAATGACCCCAGAATATGGTGGAAGTGGCAGTGAATATATGCATCGGCAAAGCAGATTTGTTACAGCTATTAAACAATTTGCTCAGAGATTAAATGTTCATGTTCATATTGTAGCACACCCGAGAAAATCTAAAGGAAAAGTTGAAAAAGAAGATGTGGCAGGATTGTACGAGATAACTAATAAAACAGACAACTTAGTCGCTTTTCATAGAGTTACTAAAAATAATATTGATATTTTTGATGATGAGATTAAGAACAGATATATAGAATTGAACCAGCTGGAAGATAAGCCAAAAGATTTTAATGTGGTAGAAGTTCAGAAATCAAGGATTTACGGCTGGCAAAATGTAAAATCAGCTCTAAAATTTGATGTGGATTCAAAGAGGTTTTATCCGTTCAATTCGAGGACTCTAAAAAATAAAAAGTATGGGTGGGAAAAATGATAAATTTAAAATTTGTATCCGATAAAATCCACGACATACAGCTAAAGAACAACGATAATTGGGAAGAGACAGCCAGGGATTTAAGGGAAATTGAAAAGGACCTGATGTCAGTGCTTAAATATGTAAAAGATTGTCGAAAGATTTATGAAAGCTACACCGAAGAAGAATTAAAAAATATTTTTGATGAGGTGATCAAATGAGAGGATTCGCTAAGCTACTAAAAGATATTGATAATATTAAAAGGCAAAATAATGCCAGTAATCAGGAAATGTCAGTATTATTGGCTAAAATAAGCAATCACTATAGAGAACGAGCTGAACCAAATCAGAGAAAGAGGTTGATCAGTGAGACAAAAGATAAAATTGAAACTGCTTTAACCTTTGTTGAAGCCCTGGAAGCAGAAAGAGGCAGCGTTTTCACTCATGAAGCAAGGGAAGTTATCACTGATATTGGTGATTATTTAGACGAGATAGAAAAATACAGTTAGGAGGCAGCAGATGTTAGCAACTAAATTAGCTTATCGCTACACTAAAGGCGAAATGAAAGAACTTTTAAAGAGTTTGACCGTTCTCATTGACACCAGGGAGCAGGCCAACACTCACATTCAGGGATATTTCGATAGTAAATGTATAGATCATAAAAGCAAAAAGCTTGATTTTGGTGATTACAGCTTCATGTTACCGAGGAATGATGAGCTGGGGATCATGAGAGATATTTATTTTATGGACCAGATAGCGATAGAAAGAAAAGCTAGCTTAACAGAATTGAGCAATAATTTTACTCACGATAGAACTCAGTTTGAGAACGAGTTAATCAGGTCGAATGGGAGCAAATTAATTCTACTGGTAGAGAATGCAGCAGGGTATGAGGATATTATTGAGCATAATTACAGGACTCAGTATAAGCCAAAAAGTTTTCTGGCCACGCTGCATTCATTTAAACACCGTTATGACCTTGATACTGTGTTCATAAAGCCCGAAATAGCAGGAGATTACATTTATCGAAGTTTATATTATTGGCTTAGAGAATACCTTAAATAAGACCCTAAGAAGGAGGTATTATTAATGGAAAATAGCAAAGTGATTTATTTAGATAGATTTAAAGGAGAGGGAAAAGGGAAAAATGAATGCAGCAGACTTAGAAATAAAATTATCCAGGCTCTAAGAGAGGAAAATTATTTTGATAACCCAGATGCCCCAAGCAGAATTGAAATAAATATTTCCTTGAGTAAAAGCAAAAATAATAAAAAAACAGAGATATTTATTAGGCAAACTGATGAATAGTCGCAGTTTCTGCAGGCCCTAAAAAGAGCAAATTTAATAATAGTCGGAGTTTTCGGAGCCCCTAAAAAAGGATAAACCGAGTTTTCCGAGGCCTTAAAAAAGAGAGAGTTTGCTGACACGGTTATGCGTGCGAGACTAAAACTTAACAAAACTTCACATTGAGAGACTTACAAAAGCTTACATTGGATACCTGAAAAAACCTGAGATTGAGTAGAGTTTGGTAACACGATAGACGCGTGAGAATGTTTACATATGTTGACATTGGAGAGTAAAGGAGGTGATTATTATCAAGTCTAAACAGGTAAAGGTTAAGGGTGAAGATTACTTAATCAAGAATCCTGGTGCCAGATGGATCATAAAATTAGACGATGAATTAAAGAATAGTGGTGAAAACTTTGGTTCGTATGATTTGAAAGATTTCTCTGATAGGCTGCTGAGTAAGGTAGTTGACGGGGAACTGCCAGCTGATGAAGAAGTGCAAGAAAAATTATTTAATGAAACATTGAAATTTATTGGTTTGTCGATAAAAGAGGAAACTATTGACGGTGAAAAGATAATGTATTTTGACTTTGAGCCTTAATAGATTACAGAGAGGTGTTTAAGTTATGACAGGAGGTTCACAGAGAAGTTTACATTTCAAAGTTGGATTCGGAATTAATGACAGGCCACTCACTCAGGCCGATAGACGAGTTGATGATTTTAAGCAGAGTGTGGTCAGGGCTACTGACAGAATGGGAGCCTTAGAGAGAAAAGCATATACTGCTGGCCGAGCTATGTCCAATGCTTTCAGTGGTGTTAAAAGAGCAATGGGTCGAGGGATTGCATTACTTGAAAGATATCGATACCAGTTAGGATTGATAGCTGGTGCGGGGATAGCTGCTATAACTAAATCGGTGTTCAGTGCTGGTGATGCCAGGGAAACAGTAAATAAATTCAATGTTGTATTTGGTGAGGTGTCTGATC